AAGGTAGTTTGTTTTTGTTTATAAACTCTGCTGGTTGTATGCGAAATCTCTTGTAATGGTCACCACATACCTGTTTGTTTAGTGTTTTCAATTAAGATACCTTGCCTGTCCATTGTCCTTTGTTGTCCATAGGCATAGTATATAAGACTGGTTGATTTTTTACAATAGCACCGACAGATATGATAGGTCTTTTTATGTAATTTTTTGAATATTTAAATGCTTCATGTTTTGGGTTTATACTGCATCCGACACACATAGCAAAATTTAGAGCAAGAGGGGAAGAGTACCAATTAATACCTGCCACAGTGTGCATATGTCCTACAACTAAACTCATGCCTAGCTCTTTACTGCTTTGTAAGACATTTGATTTAAAATGGTGCGTAAAATAAACTTGATTACCATTTGGTAAAATTTCAATAAATTTATCGTGCCATGTCCATTTCCACGACTTATCTATTTCTAGTATGTCATTAAGACCTTTAACAAAAGACGCAGGCATACTAGCTCTCTCTGCCATCTTTTCTATTCTTATGTCGTGATTGCCTCTGCATATTCGCATAGGCATAGGAAATATTTTGCGTAGTTTTTTTATTCTACGTTTTGCATCTTCTATTTCGTATTTTATGTTTGGTAACTCAGCAGAATGTAACCATTGACTTATCGAATGAAAATCAACCAAATCACCTATGTGAATTACGGTGTCACATTTAATGTGATCTTTAACTTTTTTTATCCAAGAAAAATATTGTGGATGTTCGTAGGGAAAGTGAGTGTCCGACAGACAGAGTATGCTCTTGTTTGACATACCTTTTTTTACTTGATTGCACCTATACGTGCAATACTACATCAAAGTCCTAATTATTAGGTAGCACATTTGTAAGAAAACAGTAGTTCCTATAAACCACACAAGAGTTCTGAGTTGTTTCATATCCTTTTCGATATGACATAAATGATTGTCTTTCAGAGTTGTTAGCTTACTATCCATAAGCTCTAGCTTACCCTCGATACGGATAATAGCTTCTCTGTTTTCTTGTTCCATTAGATGCTAGCTTTGTAATCTGTCCACGCAGATTTGACAGCGTCAGTCCATACAGCATTTGCTACTGCTTGTACTTCTGCATCTTCACCAGAAATATCATCATCAGGGTGTATAACGTGTCTGTGTCTGCTTCTAGATATTTCTTTGTTATCTTCTTTTATGATAGTGTCAGTAGCAACTTGCACAGCTTTATGCTCTCCAACTACTTCTATTTTTTCTATTTTAGTTTCTTTTGTTATTGTCATTTGTTACTCCTTTAAACTGCTAAATAAAAACCATTAATTAAAATATCGGAATCTGATGATGTTGTAACATCAGATATGGTTAATTGGGTATCTGCGGCACTATCAACATTATCGTGAAAATCTCCTCTACTAAAACCCCCAGGAACATCAAATGTAACATAACCACTAAAATCTATATTATCAACTTCAGTTGTTTGTGGGTATCTACTGAACATACCAGCATCACTCGTTCCAGCAGCCGCAAAAGGTAAACCAGTTAAATTTAAAACATTAGATGAAGTCATACCTGATTTATTTATGTTAAATAAATTTATTGATATAAATACTAATCTTCCCACTTTTACATATTGTGAGGTTGCATTTCCTATTGAAGCCTCATTACCACCTGAGGTCGCATCTCGCAAAACAGATGTAAAAGAGCCTTCTTCATAATCATCAAGCAAGTTTGATGCTGTTGCAGAAGTAACTCCTAAGTGTACACCTTTACCTGATGCACTAAATGTTATGTTATCTGTTAGTGTTGCTCCACCATCTTTTAGTGTTACACTATCAATAGCAACACCATTAGCTGATGTCTTTTCTGATATTGTATCTACTCTTATTTCACTCATGTTATTCTCCTTTTAGTGCTGTTACTTCAGCTTCTAATGTTTCTATTCTACTCATAGCTTCCTGTAATGCTTTAATAGCTTTCATGTAAAGAACAGAGTATTTAACAGTTTTTACTTTTGCTTTGACTTCTTTTACTTCACCAAGAGTTTCAGTTCCGTTTTTTACTTCATCATCATCTTCTGTCCATACAGTTCCAAAACTAGAGTCTGAATATACATGACTTGGATCTGGTTGACATTCTTTTACTAAACCATTCATCCCTGATGCCTCAAGGTCTTGTGCAATAACACCAATTTCTGTTAAAGCATCATCACCAAAATCTCTAACATTTGCTTT